GCCTGAGCTTCGGGGGTGATCTCGAAGCCCATCCGGTGCATCGCCGCCCACGCCTCGGCTGAGTCCCGAGTGGGGAACACGTTCATGTACCAGACGAGGTCCGGGTTGATGATCTTGCACGTCACCGCTCCAGTGGAGTGGACTTTGTGCAATACGACCTTACCCTCAAGGGTAATTCTGCTTGGGACGTCCGCCACCTTTGGCCCTCATGTATTTGTCAAACTCGCACAGGCAGTTCTGCAGGTCCTGAGCATGGAGGTGCATCTTCAAGTTGTTGACCACGTACTTCTGAATCTGCTGGACATGGCTGCGAAACTCTTGCCCGTTCCAGCCTTTGGCGTCAGGCCCATTGCCGAGCAGCCTGTTCAGGCCGCGGATGCTGCCGGGGCCGGGAACGCACCAATCTTCCCAGTCCAGCGCAGACCTCAGCAGCGGGGTGTACTTCAGGTCCGCTATGACTTGGGCCGCTAGGAACCCCGCACCCAGACCATCCACGGTGGTCAGGCAGTACCAGTAGCTCTGTAGACTGTCCCCGAACTGCGGCCTCCGCAGTTTGTTCACATCGCCCGCCACCTGGAGGATGTAGTCCACCTTGTCCATCTTCTTGCCGCAGGTAGTGACGATGTAGGCGGGGTTGAATACACGGTTGCCTTTGTCACGCCACGCCTTGAGGCGGTCGCCCAGCACGCCGGGGAGCCACTCTTCCCAGAACTCCCGATAGTCACTCATGAACGCCAAGGTCGGGGGCTCATTGAGCAGACGGGAAAGAACCATGTTCGGGAGAAACATGGGGGACTGCCACTCGGGGTACCAGTGAGCGGCCAGCCACCGCGTGACCTTGTCATCCTGCCGTCGTACGTTACAGAAGCGGTACGACGCCAGTATGGGGTCGCTAGTCCACGGACGGGGCTTCCCAGAGTCTTTCAAGCCCCGTATCTTTTCGCGCTCCTGTATCCAGTGGAGTAGTTCTGACATATTGACATAGGCCACTTAGGATCTCCAACGACTGCGAAATTGCATCCTCGTGCCGGAGGGTGCGAACGGTGAAGCCTTGCTGCAGAGCACGCTCTTTGCAGCGAGCCACGCTGCCGTGGTCTTTGGTCGTGTTCTCGGGGTTGAGCGGGGCGAGCTGCCCACGCTCCAACCGGCGGGACTTCACCCGCTCCAGACACACCTCCAGAGGGGTGTCCAAGAATGCCATCACGTGCCGGTGACCATAGGGCTTGACCAGCTCACCGATTGTACCGATACTGTGGCTGATCAACAACCCCTCGTAGACCAGCACCGAGGGCTCCGTACGCTCCATGACCATGGAGATCAGGGGCAGGATGTCCTTGAACGGCTGGATGGTGTCGCACCCGCCGCATTGTCCACGGTAGTCTCCGAGCACGAAGAGCTCAGTGCTTTGGAACTCACCGCGGTACATTCTAATCTTCTTGCCGTGGAGCTTGTACGGCTCAACCCGTGCGACATCCATAATCGCACGCACAATCGTCGTTTTACCTGAGCCGCTGGTTCCCCGGGGATTAAACGCTGCTGTTCGCATATATTATCGTTCCAGTAGAGGCCTAGTGGCAACGGGCGCAGGGGGGTAGCCCGCCTGCGCCCGCCGCTACGGAACGGAAGTTACTCCGCCGTTTCGCCGCCCTCGGTGGCCTCGGGCTTCTCCGCCTTGACGTACTCGCGGGGGAACTCGGTGCCGTCCGGGTGGACGATTTTGATCAGGCCGCGCCGGGACAGCACTCGGAGGCCGTGGCGGTCACCACCGCGCTTCGTGTACTCGGCCACGGTGGGGTTGTCGTCGGTGTAGCCCCACGCCTCGGCCACTTCCTTCTTGACGCTGGCCTCGGCCGCCTGACGCACGATCTGCGCCTCGGGGATGATGCCGTAGTCCCACTTGCGCGGACGCGGTGCGCCGGTGCCCTTCCCAGCGGCACCCTCGGCAACGACGTCCCCAACGGTCGGGGTGTCAACGGCCGGAGCCTCGGCTTCCACTTCGTGCTTGCGGGCCTTCTTGCCTTTCTTGTCGGTCTTGACGTTGGTTTCCATTTCCAATGCTCCTAAATGGAGTTAAACTGAAGCGGGCGACATTGCCCGCTCCTCCTTGAGGGCTCGTAGCAGACCGCGTTGCAAGCGGTCTTTCTGCCGGAGCACCTTAAGAACCTTCTCATCCAGCGTGTCCTTAGCCACGATGTGATGAACAAATACGTGAGAGTTGGGGTTGCCCTGTCGGTACACCCGCCTCCATGCCTGTTCGTAGATATCCAAGTCCCACGGGATACCAAACCAGATCACGTGGTTGGAGACTTTCTGGAGGTTGAGCCCATGACCAGCTGAAGCCGGGTGAGCGAGCAGCATTGGCAGGCGTCCCGCGTTAAACTCCATGATGTATGCGGACACGGCCTTGTCGCTCTGCCCGCCACCGATGTACGGAGTGCCTGGGAACCGCCCAAGAATGCGCTCCCGATCATGGTTAAACTCGTAAAGCACCAGCGCCGGCGATCCATTGAGCTCCTCCAGCAACGCTTCCAGGGCATCCAGCTTTTCGTCGTGTACCGCCGACACTTCCCCCGACGCGTTGTAGACAGCGCCGTTGGCGATCTGCCGACACTTGATACCTACGGCCGATGCAGATACCGCAGCCACTTCTTCCTGCTCAATCAGGGTGAAGAACTGGTTCTCCATCTGATCGTAGGAGGTACGGGCGGCGGCAGGCAGCGTCACCTGCACGTTCTGAAACACTAGCTCCGGCAACTCAAGGTAGTCCTCGGCCTGCATATACAGAGCCAGCGGCCTGATCTTCTCCTGCACCTCCTCAAATGCACCGGGGACAGGTCGCCACTCGTAGCCGCCGAACCCCGCCGGTATGAAGTACCGATTGCGGAAGTGCGTGATAAACCGCCCGAGCGCCGCGCCCATGTCAAGAATGAAGCACTCCCCGAACAGGTCCATGAGGCCGTTGGTCGCCGGGGTGCCAGTCAACCCCCACCGACGCTGGAACTTGCCCAGATACGGCTTGATGAGCTTGAACCGCTGCGTGTTCGTGTGCTTGAACTTGGACAGCTCGTCCACCACCAGAATGTCGGGGTTGATGCGGGCGAGCTTGTTGCCCGTCATGAGCCACTGGAGCCCCTCGGGGTTTATGATGTACACGTCTGCCTTGAGGGCCAGCCCGTCATCCTTGTCCTTGCCGTGCAGCACGACGTAGGTGATGTCTTCAAACTCGGCCCACTTGTTGATCTCGGCAGGCCACACCTCGTACATGGGGCGGCGCGGGGCAACGATCAGCATCTTCTTGACCATGCCCTTGTCGCGCAGCACCTTGAACGCGGCGAGTACCACGCTGGTCTTGCCGAGGCCGGGGTCAAGAAACAGCCCCGCCCCTCCGCGCTCCAGGAGGAACCTAATCGCCCGCCGTTGGTACTCGTGCGGCTTCCAAGGCTCTTTGCAGGTGATGAATGGCTGTTGCATGGTTATCCACATTATAGCAAAGGAACCCCCTCCGTGCAAGTTCTTTTTGCATTCGCTCTTGTAGGGGATGGGTTACTCCGCCGGGACGCTTGAACTCAATGAAGACAACGACTGGAGCGTGATGCAGGAAGACCCGATCGGGAAGCCCGATTTGGTTGAATCCCCACAACTTCCACGTCAGCCAGCCGTTGTTCTTCGCCCACTCGGCCGTCTTCTTTTCAATGGCCTTTTCTAAAAGATACACGGCCCACCGTTGGTCTTGCGGAAGTGACAGTACCGGCACGCCTTCCCAGGCTTCGGGGAGAACATGTCGTCGGCCCGCATCTTAGCGGCACGGTCGTCCCAGTACTCCTGAAGCTTGGACTCGGTATGCTTGTGGAACTCCATCGTGAGCCGTTCGTCGTGGTCCAGGTAGATAATCTGGGCGTTGATCTTCTGAGCAACGGGGTACTGCTTGAACCCCGCTAGAGCATACAGCCTGAGCTGGTCCGTATGCTCCTCCTCGCGCTTCTTGCCGGACTTGTGGTCCACGATGGTTACTTCCGGCCCCTTGTCCAGCACGGCGTCGAAAATCACGCGGCAGTAGACGGTTGGGTCGAACCATGCCACAGGATTCCACTGCTCGTTGTACGCGAGCTGGTGCTCCGTACTGGCGCCGATCAGCTCGTCCAGGTACTCCTTGACCCCGTGGAGCTCCATGGGCAGTTCAGCCTTGCCCTGGAGGTAGTTCTCAGCCAGCGTGTGGAGGTGAGTACCACGGGCAGCGTAGGGGGAGGCCGGCTCTGGCAGCTTCTCCAGAAACTTGTACTTCGCCTTCGCCGGGCACTCTTCCCATGTGGTGAGGCGGGAGTACGACCATGCGTACAGTCTTGGTTTGACGAAGCTCATACTGCGTACTCCCCGGTTTCGTTGATCTTCTGCACCTCGCCCCACGTCGGGCCGATGTACCCTTCGCTGAGCAGCGGTACGTCCAGCTCCACCGCCAGCATGGCTTCGCCCAGCACCCGAGCACCCCGCGCCTCGTCGCCCCGTGGCACGGAGATGTTATTCTCGTCGTGTACGGTTGCGAGGAACAGGTCGCCCCGGCGCTCGTCGTGCTCGTGCCAGTTGATGATGCTCTGCTTGGTGATGTCGGCCGAGCTACCTTGGATCAGGTGGTTGAGCAGCTTGTACGCTCGGCTGCGCCCGTCTGGCCCATTGGGCTCGGCATACAGGATGCGCCCGCCGGTTGTCTTAACTGGGAGGCCAGCCCGCCCTCGCCGCTTGATGTCTTCCATGAGCTGGCGCACGTCCTTGAAGGTTGCGAGGTAGGTCTCCTTGAGGAACCCCGCCTCCTGTGCGGTACTCTCCAGCTTGGCCGACAACGCAGGCACTCCGCCACCGTAGACCAGCGTGAACGACACGATCTTGGTCTGCTTGCGGTTGAACCCATGCCCAGTCACATCTAGGATAAGGTCGCGCGCATACTGATGCACGTCCATCCTAGGGTTCTGGCTGTAGGCGTG